AGTTTTTTCAGATAGATTTGCGAACTTCTCTATCCACGGTTCAACCAACTCAACCATTTTTAAGACAAACGGAATTAATATATTACCAAGGGTAATCCCTAAGTCGACTAGTTTATTTTTCAGGATAATTAGTTGCGATTCCGTTGTTTTGTATCGTTGTTCAGCTTCGTTCGCTAAAGCTACATTTTCACCCCATGCTTTATTGGCAATATCAATTGAGCTTGCAAATAGTTCGTTAGCATTCCCAGCACGTAGTAATGAGTCACGTAGAAGAATCTCGGTGATGCCCATTTCTTGAAGCATATTGATAGCCGATTCTCCAGCATCTTCAGCAGTACCTAGACCATTTACGAATGAACCAATTGCACTAACTGCATCTTTTTCAAACATCTCTTTAAATTGCTGGCTCGTCATTCCAGCAACTTTTGCGAAGTTCTCTAAGTCAACGCCTGCATTAACAATGTTCTTCATTTCCTTGTTGGTCATGCCTAACGAGTCAGCCAAGCTTGTAAAGTCCATACTGTTATTGGCTGCAAGCATTTGTAAATCTCGTAAAGACATACCTGTCTTTTTAGACAATTCATCCATCTGCCCAAGACCTGTTGAAGCTGCTACCTGCATACGTACCATTACACGTGATAAAGCCGAACCACCCATCTCTGCTTGAATACCAACAGATGATAAAGCCGTAGCAAGACCTAGAATGTCAGCTTCAGACATCCCTATTTGAGCCCCTGCACCAGCAAGACGCAAGGCCATGTCAATGATCTCTGATTCAGTTGTAGCAAAGTTGTTACCAAGATCAACGACAGTGGAGCCTAATTTGTCAAAGTCCTGTTGCGACATCTTTGTGATATTGGCAAACCGCGCAAGTGCTGTCGCTGCTTCATCCGCTGACATGTTAGTAGCTACCCCCATGTCAGTCATGGTTCTTGTAAAACCTACTATTGCCTCTTTTTTGATTCCAAGTTGTCCAGCTGCTTCAGCTACCTTAGCAATCTCGGTAGCAGCAGCAGGGATTTCTTTGGACATGTTTCTTATTTCATCAGAGAAATATTGGAATTCAGACTCTGTAGCGTCTACTGTCTTTCTGACCCCTGCAAATGCTGATTCGAAGTCCACTGCTGCTTTAAATGCTCCAGCACCCATTGCTGCAATTGGTGCCGTAACGTACATTGATAATTTCTTACCAACATTCATCATTCCATCGCCTACTGCAGTTAGTTTACTACCCACATCTTGCATACGTTGGCCAACTTGTGTCCATTGTGATGACTGTACACGTAATTGTTCTGTAACTTCAGCTAATTCACGTTCAAGGCGATTGTATTGAGTTTGCGCTTGGTTAACCGCATTAGCTTGTCTTTCAATTTGAGCTGACGATGCGGTACCGCTAGCTACTAACTCATCATATCTTCGGCGCTGTTCTTGTAGCTTGACCGATGCAGCATCAAATGATCTTGATAGTACATTCTGTTTCTGAGAAAGACCAGTTAATGAATTTTCATACTGTGAGCCCCTTGCTCTAATAGCCTGTAATTCACTCCCCATCGCTCTCATGTTTCGATTTACCTGTGCTACAGTACCGTTAAAGTTGGATGCGTTTAAGCTAAGGCTGACTTCTAAACTCCCTATGCTTGCCATATATTCTCACCGCCTTCTTGGCCAAAATAAAAATCACAGCCAATCAATATCATCAGCTGTGACTTCTTCTATTTCCTCGTCAACATCATTGGATAATTCAAACCAAAAATGAATATCCATTTCATCAATTTCATGAAGTTTGTACCCTTCTTTTAATAACTCACGATAGAATTTTTTTATATTTTGGTAGGCTGTTAGGCCACTTACTTTCCCTCAGTTGTTGTGGAGGCCGTCTGCAGACCTCCGATATTAAGTACACTGTTGAATACACGCATAATTTCGTCTTGTAATACCCCTGCCTCTAAGCCGTCCCATACGTCATCCACAGTGAATTGATTATCAAAAACATTTACAACAAATCCAATCATTCCGTCAAAAGTTTCCGCAGAAACTTGTGCGCCTTCTTCACGCATTTTTTCATTCATTTTCAGGGCATTACGGAAAACACGCGCCTTCACAAAATCATTAGTAAATGTTTTTTCTTGTCCATCAATTCGTAATTTGATTTGCATATTTCATCCATCCTTTTCGTTAGTCACTTTAATTTAGTTAAAAGAAAAGAAGCCCTATAAAAGGACTTCTGTTTAAGGAGTTGGTACTGTTGGTTCGGTAGGTTTTGTTACAGTAGAGAAGAACGTTTCAGGAGTAGCTGTTACACCCGAATCACGCGTATCTACTGTATGTTTGATGATGCCATCAATTAAAGGTAAAGCTTCACCAGCGAACGGATAAACTTTGTAGTTTGTTTCACCTTTTTTACGAGTAGCGTTCGATTCCTCACCTGGTTTTAATTTTGCTTTGAAGAACCACACAAGTTTAGATCCTGATTCAAAGCCAATTGCAATAGCATTTGGTGAATCGTTCGAATTGGTGATAATACCACCTTCTGCAGATTTCTTGTGGCCATACCAATCAACTAAAACCTCTGTTGGTAAATCAGCAGTCTCGCCTGCAATTGTAATGGAATCCATTTGTGCCTCTTGATCCACCACACGGTCCCCAGCATCTAAAGAAGCTTCTGAGAAGTTAGGTGTGAGAGTTAAAGAGATTGGCATTGTTAATGTTTTAACATCTCCCCATGTTTCTGTTTGTTCATCTGTCATTAATGCATAATGGATCCGTTTCAAACTAATTTTTTGTGGTTTTTCATTTACCGTTGTAGCTGCCATTTTCATGACCTCCTATTATTTAATATTCATCAAAAAAGACGAATCGCAACACTTTATTAAAGTGGGAATCGCCTTCTTGTTTTGGTGCATCGTATTCAAATGTGCGTTCATAGCCAGCTGATTCCATCAAACGCTTGATGTCCTCCACAAGTTGATAGTAATTGGGTTTTGACCAAACGTTTATTTGAATTAGTCGTTCAGTTTCATATTCTTGATCAGACGCCTCTAAAGCTGGCTTTGCATTGATTTCTAAGAATGTAATGTATTGATTTGGTATAGTTGAGCCAGTTGGAACACTGTTGAAAAATATATCTAATTTTAGTGGGGACAAAGTATTTGTGACATGTGCAGAAATATCAATCATAGATTTTTCGCTTTCTTTATCTCATCAGCAATAGCGTTTAATGCACCTGGTTTACTAAATTCAAATCCTCGTGTAAAGAATGGATTTGGTGCAATTGGTCCCCACGTTACTTTCTGACGTTTCCCCTTTTTCGTAACATATTTACTTCCGGCACTCCGCCCGCCTTCTAAGATATGGCCATGGTAGGCTTTACCTGTGTGCACCTTGGCTTCACCATCTTTTGCTCTTTTTATTTTAATGTTACTTTTCAATTTATTTTTCTTATTTTTAGATTTTCCTACTGGCACTTCTTTCTCAACAGCTTCTTTGACTACTTTTGCCCCTGCATTTAATGCTTTGTTTTCCTCTTCCTCTTCTAATGGTAAATTCATTAGATTTTGCATTAAAGCGTCCATACCTTGTATTTCAAAATTCATCTAAACCACCTCTTTTAAAAAGATAGTGAGCCACTGATTATCACCATTGTCATTCACAGGTGGTGCATCCATTTCGTATGTTTTACCAGCAATTTCAACACGCATGCTTTCTGTAATATCCTTACGGTAACGTATCCCAATAACACATTTCCCTTGCCATTGTGTAGCATCAGAACTAAATAATCTGTAACCTTTTGCAGTCTTCAATTCCGCCCATACGGTTTCATGTTTAGTCCAATATTCACTTGGCCACCCGTTGATAGTTGTGCCTGGTGGATTTAAGAAAGTAACGCGCTTGTTCATACGACCTGCGTTATTGTTGTTGCGATAGTTCATCAGGATTCACCCACTTTAGCTGTAAAATTATCGACTGTAAGCCGTATGGGATAGGTTGTTGTGCTGTTTTAATTGTGGAAGGCGTAATAGCTATACGATTTTCATAAAAGTGTGTAGCTAGCGTCATAATAGCTAAACGATGTAAGGCAAAAACGTCTTTGCCCTCCACAATCAAATAATAATCGTCTGGCTGTTTAACCCCTGCATTCTCCAAATAAAAAATGGATGATTGCAGAATAGTAGAAAGGGAACGATCCTCATCATTCCCATCAATACGTAAATATTCTTTAAGCTCATCCAGTAATGGCATTAAGCATCACTCTTTTCATCTGTGGAAGGCTGTTTAGGAGCTTGCTTTGTAGTAGCTTTTTTAGGCTCTTCTACGGCTTTTAGGAATGCTACCCCATATTCACTATGGACTTCTGTTAAAGCCTCTGCACGACTCTTAACAAGCTTTTTACCATCGGCTGGATAGTTATCGCCTACCTCATAAATATGGTCGTCATGGTTAGTTTCTTTGAAACGATTAATTACTTTATACACTTAATTCACCTTCTTTCTTTAACTAAAAAGTCGCTATCCAATTAAGGAGTAGCGACTACATCAGCAATACGGAATGCCGATTTTAATTTAATTTTGTGATCGAACCACGCCGTAACCACAAACTGCTCAATACCTGTTTTAATATCTTTATCACGCTCGAATAATTCACCAATATCATAGTTGAAGTGAGAATAAGAGAAATCACCAACAATCGGCTTTGTCGCGCCATCAGCAAAGATAACTGGCTTACCTAATACTTGTTCTGGTTGAGCAGTGTATAAAGTTGCATTACCATTCGCAAGAGTCTCGATAATGTCGGAGTAATCTGCAAACGTCATAAAGATTTTTGCATTTTCACGGTAATCTTCATGTAAATCTGCAATCGCCGCTTTAATTGCTTTGTATTTATCAGCGCCAGTCACTACCTTGATTCCATTTTGAGTTGAATAGAAACTCATGTGTTCTTCTCCAGCTTTTGGAGTAGTTGCAAATGCAACCTTCTTCTCTTTTGCAGCAACCCCAGATTTAAGTGCATTCTCTACATGTTGCACTAAGTTAGTGTCTGTACCATTTAAAACAGTTTCAGATACTCCAGCAAACACTTTGAACTTGTTACGACCAAATGATACTGTATCACCTGTTAATTCAAGCTCTTTAGCAGTTTCTTTATCTGCAATAAAGTCGTCATCATCAAGTGTATAGCTTAATTTAGGTAGTTCTAAGTTTGGAATATTTGTTACTGCCGAATGTCCACGTAATGGATTTTTCGCTAATGGCTCCATGATAATATCATTTGAAACAGTTTTAGGTAAGAATTTGCCACCACCTGTAGACGAATCATCACCAAGTGCTGCGCGAATGTCTGTATCAATTGGCTTACCACGCATTGTAGAACGAATTAAAGAAGCTTTAGCAGTTTCTACTTTTTGTTTTGGATCATCAATACCAGCCAATCCTGCACGTTGTTGAGCAAACTTAGCTTTTGTTTCAGCTTCAACTTTATCGTATTGAGCTGCAACGACTTCAAAGCGTTTTTGAGCATTTTGAACTTCTTTTTCTTTAGCTTCTAATTCTTCATTCGTTGCCCCATTCGAAGCCAAAGCAACCATTTCAGCTTCTAACTTTGCGTAGTATTGTCCTAAACTAACCTTTGACATACGAAGTTCTTCCAGTGTTTTATTTCCGAATTCTTGAAGATTTAAATTTAACATTTGAGCATTTAACGCAGCAAATTTATTTTTTGTCATTTTAACATTCCTCCAATAAGTGTATTGATATACTCAATATTTCTTTGTGAATTAGCAATGATTTTTTGTCGTTTTTCCTTTTCATCATCGCTCATTTGTTTTGGTTCTAATGGTACTTTTTGTTGCGGTTGTAGAAGTTGTTGAGGGACATTTTTGTATTGTTTAATTAACTTTTCTTCAATACATGCGGCTGCCTCGTTGAAATTATCGATTGCATCACATAGCCCATAATTAAAAGCCTCTTCAGCAGATAACCATGTTTCAGCATCTAAAAGAGACTTTAAAGTTTCTGTATTTAGTTTATCTCCTGCTTTATCTAAATAAGATTGGATAACTGATTCATTAATACGTTCGATGTCATCGGCTGCTTTACGAAGTTGCTCTGCATTACCACTCGCCCAAGTCCAAGCATTATGAATCATCAATAGGCTATTCGATGCCATTCTTATTTCGTCAGCAAACATAGCAATTACAGATGCAATCGAAGCTGCTAAAGCATCAACGTGAGCAATTACTTTTGCTTTATGACGTTTTAACATGGTACCAATCGCTAATCCTTCAAAGACACTTCCTCCTGGGCTATTAATGTATAAGTTAATTGTTTGTACATCATCCCCCAATGAATCTAGTTCATTTTTGAAAGTGATTGATGAAACCTCGCCTAGTTCTTCCCAAGCCCATTTAGTAATTTCACCATAAATAAAAATATCCGCGAAGTTACCATCTGCAGATAGTTTCATGTTAAAGAATTTTTCCTTCTGTTTTTTATTCACTTTTCCCACCTCCTTCCACAGTTGATACAGCAGCAGTGGACTTCCTCAATGTCGGGTCCATTTCCTGCGGATACAAATCGCCACTGATCCATAACTTATCTGCCATACCACCCATAGGCGCTAAATCTTCAAGCATACGTACTTCATCAGGCTTCATAGCTCCACTTCGTAACATAGCTTGATAGAAATTTGTACGTGCTGTTGTATCGCCTCGTAAAAGGCCACCAAGGTTAAATTTGAAGTACATACCTTGCTTTCGGTCTGCTTTCGTAAGTAATTTCCGATTAAATTCATGTTCGTATTGTCTTACGATAGGTAACAGCGTCATGTTTACGAATTGAATCATTAACTGCTCATTAGATGCCATTGTGCCGCCTTCCACATCATTCAAGAAGGATACAGGTACATTAAAAACATTGGCCACCCTTGAGCGTGTAATTCGCTCTGATGCCAATGTATCGGATGCAAAGTATTGTTTTTTCATTTCAGTAATTTCAACACCTGGTTCTTGCATTAAAATGCCACCATTTTCTTGATAGAACCGTCTAAAATCTGCTATTACAGCAGCTCTTTTATCTTTATCCAAGTTAGCGGCGTATTTCAAAATGAATGATTCTTTTTTCTCCATCTCAGATAAACTGAACTCCTGAACTGCCTTATCGTATTTGATGGTATTGGCCAATACTTTTAATGGTGAAAGGCCTCTCCATCTTGAAGGGCCACGGATGTGTTTAACGTGAATCATGTCACTGTTATGAACATACATATTTTTGGATTCTCCACGTACCTCATACCATAATGAACCATCTTCACGATCAATAAATTCCGTAACACAATTGGGATCTAAAGGTAATATGTCGGATGGTTGCATTCTTATATCTCGTAAGATAACTGCATATCCGTTTCCGGTTTCGTTCCGACTTACCTCTAAAGAATTCAACAAATCATAGCTACTCATATTTTGATTAGGTTCATTTATAAGCACATCTGAAACATCGTTTTGAATCACGTCATAATGTTGATGCAGTTTTATGGGGAGAGCTGACATAGTATTAGCCAGTCGACTAATAACACTAAAAATCGTTTCGTTTGTTGCTAATTGACTGTTATCGATGCCCCAAAAGGTTCGTCCAATCCAATTGTTAAAATCCCATGTCGCACCTTGCCAACCCGCATAAGCCATATACGCTGCTCTCTTAGTACGTTGCCATAGTTTCAATTTCTCACCTCCCATCTAGTATTCTGATTTAAGCTAATTCTGAATCTAAAAATCCAACTATCCCTAAACCGTAAATTCTCACTGAGTGTATATCTTTATTTAATCTGTTATCGAATCCGTAATATTGAATGATTAAAGACTCTTTGGAAAAAGCACTTTGAAATGTTCGCGAAATCAAATCACATAAATCAGATTTACTTTTCATTTCAATTTCTGTTCCAAGGCTTTCTTTAAGTGAACCTCTGTGAAACCTAAATCTTGCCATGTTTTCATCCCTCACTTATAAATCGTGAATAGAAATAAAACTTATGTTGCCATCTCCACTTTCTATTTTGTTGTACATTGCCTGTACATAACCTGTTATTACTGCAGCAATTGGATCAATTCGCTCCCTCGATTTTCTTTTTGATAGCCGAATATTTTCATTTACATCAACTTCTGTGACCGCGTTCCCGATGGCCCATGTTAAAAGTTCATCACCATCATGTGTAATGTTTTGCTGATAAACTTGCTCCCTGAAATCTTTTGTAGGTTCACTAAGTGTTGGATAGCCTTGTCGTACTTCCACAACTACAAAACCACTTGCAGCCATATTCTGCGCAAATTGTGTTGCGCCATAAGGATCGTAACAAAAGACTATAGGATTCCATCCGTTGTCCTCCACAGTCTTTATAATCCAGTTTTCAATAAAACTGTAATCAACCACTGCACCAGGTGTTGTAGACAACCACCCTTTATCTATCCAGAGTTGATAAGGTACTTTATCCTTTGCTTGTCTTTCTCTCAGAGCGTCTTCAGGCATGAAAGAATGTTGTTTGACATGGAATCCATAATCAGTTGGGAATATCAATCCTGTGGATGACAAATCGATTTTCTTTGATAAATCCACTCCTATGAATACGTCATAGCCAGTGACATCAACATTTTCACGAGCACATGCATTCCATTTCGATAAAGGCATATAGCCACCTTGCTTTTGGTCAATCCATATATTCATATTTTTCGTGAGGAAATTACGCATTTTTTCAGGTACATCAAGTGCTGCCTTCATTTGTCTTCGTATATACGATAACCCTTCAGGATAGGATGCTAGAATAGGATTAGATTTAATCCAATTACGTTCATCTGAAATGTCATCATCTGGATCAAGTGTATTAATCATCACGAAGTACTCTTCATTTTCAATTGGGTTATCAGGATCTAATATTTGTCGTACATAACGATATTCAACGCGATAACAAGGGTAATCTAATTCGAATCCCGCTGTTGTTATGATAGCTAGTAATGGTTGTGGCCGAGCTCCTTGGCCAGAGTCCCCAATGTCATACATTTCATCAGTTTCATGAGCATGGTATTCATCAATGATGAAACAAGAAGGCGAAGTACCATCACCGCTTTTCCGGTCCTCTTTTGATAACGGTTTTATAATAGAGCCACTTTTCAAATGCGTAATGGTGCCATAGGCTTCTTTGAATCGACTTCTTAAATCCTTGGAACCCTTTATCATGTCGCGTATCTCTTCCCAAACGATTTTCGCCTGATCTTTCTTTGTAGCAGCACAATACACCTCGGCTGATGCCTCACCTAATGCAGATGATTCGTAACTACCTACGGCCCCTAATGATTGGGACTTAGCATTTTTACGTCCTACCTGCCAGTACATTTTTTTGAACCGTCTATATTCCGTTTCACGATGAATCCAGCCATAAATATTGCCAAAGATAAATTCTTGGATAGTATGAGGTTCAATAAAAGTACCAGCTAACACACCCTTACGATGTTTAAATAACCGCATCCAATCAAGGAATTTATTTGCTCTTTCTTCATCAAAAATATATGGAAAGGCATCTGTGTTTTCTTGTTTTAGGTCATTCAAAAAACGCTGACACGCCCACCTGTGTTCAAAACAAGCTGGAATATCACCGTTTATAATTTGTTTGCTATATTCAATTAGTTTTTTCTTTAAATTCATTAAATATCACCAAACTTTTGTTCAAACTCTGAAGGTGTGTGTACAGCTGGTGTTGGATCAGGAATAACAAGTTTCAGACGCGAAGTGATAGTTAGACCTAAATCAGTTGCTGCAGCACGACATTCATTGAATAATGTATTTTTCACACGAGCCAACTTCGGGTAATCCTCATTTGCAACAGTAATTTTCCTGCCATTCTCCTGTTCTACTACATCGGTGGACTTAATCTTTCTCATATCTTTTACCAACTGCAAGTACTGATGTTTTGAATCTAAATACCTTGCTAATGAGTCAACATCAAGTTCACTAAAAATATCGATTGCTACTAATTT